CTGTGACCTCAAGTTCTTCAGGATTAATTAAGTTAAAAGATGTTAAACCAAGTTTGTCAAGATAGTCTTGTTTAATAGTAACTTCCTTGATCTCAAAGACCTCATCATATGAAATCATTCTATGAATATCATTGGTATACTCTTTATACAATACTTTAATCATATCTAGAGTTAGCAGACCTTTTTGATCTATAATCTTGACAATATGATGAGCATTTAAACTACTTATATTTCTCGGAATCCAATTGAAATAAGCAAGCATAGACTTGAAGTTCACATGGTTCTTAGTATGTGTATTGCTTATTACATGCTGGTAATCACTTATAAGCATTAGTAAATAAAGCACACTCTTTTCATAATGAGAGTTTGCCATAATTTCCATAGCAAGAACATGATTGTCATCATCAGAACTTTCAAACATAGTTTGTAATTGCCTATACACATCATAGTCTATAATTGTAGAATCATCACCATTAATATTAGTAATTAACTCTGACTCACAATAGATTGGTTTACCCTGAATAGCATCAAATGTTTCTTGATACTCTGGTTCAATACCATAAAAATATTGACTTTCATAAGTATCTATACTTCCATTACAAAGAGTATTTCTCATGTCTGACCAATTTGAACAAACTCTCTCAGCACCAGTACTTGCTATTGCTGTTTCTAGTTTCTCAATGTAATAGTCATCATTACAAAGCTTCTTTACATTTTCAAGAATAGTGTTTGCATCTGCAAAATAATACCAGTTAGATGTAGTTAGTTTACCCACACTGCTTTTACCGCTGAACACAACAGTAGCTTTTTCCGGATCTCTTACCACTCTAATACCAAGATTCAATGCAAGGTCTTTTAGTTTCATTCTTGGGATATTAACTCCCGGAAGTAGATATATTGTGTCTCCTTTTGTAGGAACATATCCTTTTGCATTTACAAAAGTATCAAATGAATCTCCTAGACCTTCTATAATATTTACATCTAATCCACGTACAGTACTGTGATCTGACCCATTGGTCAATTCAATATGAACAAATTTTTCCATAGTTTAATTTATAAAGATTAGGGGAAGTATTACCTTCCCCCATCTTAGTTTTTTATTAGTTAAATGTTTGTTTAAAGGGGGTGAATCCCCACCTTTGTTTTACTGGATAGCCATCTTCACCACATTCGTATTCTGCATATCCAGATAATTAATAGCATTTTTTATAATTTCTATATTATCTTTAAAACTACCAAGTGCTACATTACAATGTGCGCATAATATTCCCCTTGCAATACCCGTTGCATGACAGTGATCAACAACAAATCCTTTTTTATGTTTAATAACTGATTCTCCACATATTTGACAAACCATACCCGCTTTTTCAAATAGTTCATCAAAATCTTTTTTTCTAAAAAACTCTAAATCCTTATTTAAAATACCTTTTTTCTTCCAACCAGCTTCAAGAAATCTTAGTTTATTATTTAAATAATAATTCCTTTGTTGCTGTTTTATTTTGTCCTTGTTTTTTTCAGCATACCTTTTTACACTCAAAAGATATTTCTCTTTGTTATCTTCATATTTTTTCTGTCTTGCACTTGGTTTATAATTAGAGGAATGTCTAATAGATTCACATTCCTTACAAGTTGGAATATATCCGAGCTTATGTCTCTTTGACTTATAAAACTCAGATATATTCTTTTCCAACTTACATCTTGTACACTTAATATTTTCCATGGTAACTTTTTGTTGTAAATATACAATTAATTTTGTTACCATTTATAATATAAATATTATTTACTGTATTGCCATTTTGACTACATTATTGTTTCTCATAAGAGCAGCAAACTTAACTTTGTTTCCATTTACTATCTCTTTGACCATATAATATCTAAGGTCATTTGTAAATGCATCACATTCAGTAGTAAGAATTGCTAGTCTGTCAATTACTGTTGGAGCAATTGCACCTTTATCAGCTTGAACAAGTGAATAGTTAATTACCCGTGTTGCAATAATACTAGAGATATCTGCTCTAAAATCATCACCTTTACCAACTGCATTTGTCAGAGCTCCCATTACATAATCTTTATCTTTAGTCAAGATATCTTCAGGAGAAATTAACTTATCTAGTTTATTATTGATAAACATAGTAAACATAGAACTAAAGTCTGCTCCTACAGAACCTTCACCAATCATTTGGATTAGAGGTAGATCATCTTCAAACTTAGGAATAGAACTAATAGCATTAAAGAATGTAGTAATAGACCTTGGATTAACTCTTTGAGTTACAAGCTCAGGATGCATCAACATAAAGTTAATACATCTACCATCTATCCCTGCTTTCTCTGCCCACTTAGCCCATACATCAGAATCATACTTCATCTCCACAGAAATAAATCTAGTCTTCTGAGCAACATCTAAGCTAGTAACATTATAGTCACCATTGTCTGGATTAGTGGTCAAGATAACATGCCAGTTCTTAGGTAGCTTCCAAGAAACATATTCTTGTCTATCTAAGATCTCCATAGTAGCTTGCATAAATCTATGGTCTGCACGAGTATAATCATCCAATACCAAGAAGCCACCTTCACCTTTACCTTGAATCCACTCAGGAGCAGCATGAGCCATTCTCTTATCTACAACAGTATACTTAGCATTCATGGCTGCTGGAACCTGAGCTTCAGTTATCCATCTTTGTTTACCTTCTGCATTTTGCACTAAAAATTCTTTCACAGGAAAACCAACAAGGTCACCTAGCTCCTCTATCTGAGATAGATTCAATTTTACTACATCCATACCAAGTTCTTTACCCAACTGCATAATAGCAGAAGTCTTACCAAGACCGGCATCACCCTCTATGTTAATTGCAACAGGCACTTTGCCTTCAGCTTGAATATGCTGGTTATTCTTAACCATGTGACGGATAAATCCTTTTAACTCTTCTACGTTTAATTGTACTGTGTTCATAATTTTTATAATTCTAATTTAATAACTCTACCTGGTAAACTTTCATTCATACTTGATCTTTCTGACAATACCCAAAGGACATTACCTTTTGGTACTACAGATGTATAACACTCACCGTCAGTAAAATACACCAGGCTAGTATATTTCTTTTGGTTAGCATTATAATAATCCAAGACAGGATCAAACTCTGTTCCTCCTCTTCCTACTACATTTATTTCATTCTTACCTTTGTAGGCTTCAATAGACCTAATGCTAGTATCACACTGCATTATAGTTACATCTACACCTGCTTTGTAAATATGGTGAATCTCACCCATGAATTCTTGTAGCTCATTATTACTCACAGAACCTGAAGTATCAATAGCTAACAACATGTGTTGTCTCATTTTAATCTTCAGACCTGGATTCTCTTCATACCTTCTGTTTTCTTTTCTACGGATTTTCTTAGTAAATACCTTTGTACTAACTCCAGTAAATCTTCTAATATATCCACGCCAGTCAAACTTAGGTGCTACTATTTGTTCAATAACAATTACTCCTTCTATCTCACCTGGAACATTCCCGCGCTTTTTAACAGTTTGTTCTTTAGCATCAGATAAAACTTTCTGTAATTGTTTCTCTATTAACTTTTGCTCAGCTTCACTAAGATCTTCAAACTCTCCCCATGTACTGTGGTCTGGTCCTTCTCCATTAGCTACTTGATCAAGTAACTTATCCATATCCTCATTACCACAACTACCATTCTTATCCTTCTCTTCTTGAAACTGATTCAGCTTGTCATAGTAATATCTACAACCAGCTTTCCTATCAAGATCTAAATCTTCATAGTCATCTATATCTATTCCACCCTTGGGCAACCAGTCTTTATCTATATACTGGTTGATTTCCATGTCCATTGCTATGTTTGCAAGTCTATGATTCTTAAAAGACTTAAAACTTGTCAGATGACCAAAAGCTATATGAAGTAATTCATGCTTTAGTAATCCCATTTGATGCATCTCACTGAGGCCTGTCCAGAATTCTTCATTGATAGCCAACTGAAAGTTGATACCATTCTTACTAACACCTGCAGTAGGAAGATCTTTTCTCCATACTTTATTGAGCATAATGAGAAAGAACCCATAATAGGGCTCTTTCAACATCAGCTCTTTACTAATTTTACTAAGACTCTGTTGTTTGTCCATCTTGTTTTAGTTTTATATCTAACTCAAATTTATCCGTGGGATACCCCATAGCATCTAATATCTTAGTCATGTCTCTAATAAAATATTCTAAGAATAATTCTATTGATTGTTTACTAGATTTATTTGCTGTCATTAGTGCAAGTATTTCTCCGGAGATTAGTTTACTTTCCCAATATCCATTGAACTTCTCAATTCTCTCTACTATAAACTCATGTGCAGGTTTACAGTCTTGTTCCCAACTACTCAAGTTATACTCACCATATTTATACATTACCATTATCTCTCCAACATATTCTTTAAGATTTAGATCTTCTATTATCTTAAAAGCTACAAGTCTATTGTCTTTGTCTGGAGATCTTAGCATTCCAATCAGATTCCTTACTTCATCTTTTGTTAAAATCATCAGTCTTCAATTTTTAAAGTTTTAATCATCCACTCTGTAGGTGTATTTATATTATCAACCCACTCCTTAGCACTTGGAATATATCCATTGCAATCTTCCTTTACATGTTGCTCACCAACATATCTTGTGTATACAGTTTTACCTTCTGAATTTTCAAAACTTGTTCCAAACTTTTTCTCACATTCAAATATTCCTTCACTGTGGTGTCTGAACATTCTATGTTTACTGTGTCCTATCCAAGCCTTAGTTTCATCAAACCAGTTATGAATCTCTATGTAATCAATTGGAAAACCTCCCCACTTTCTAGCAGAAGATTTTGCATGTTGCCAAGGATGTGACATTAGTCTTCTGTTTTTCTAAATAAATTACCTTCATGTATAAACTCATCATAATCAATTTTTCTGATGTTATTTTCTACATAATATTCCCCGGAAGGAACTAATATAGACATTGTACCACTACCACCCTCATTATTCCACCAATCCTCAATATCATCAAGAATTTTATCTGTTGCAAAGTTTTCTATATTTATTGCAAGTTCATTATTTAGTTCTTTTAGATTCTTAGAATCCCAAGGTAAACTTTGAACTTCTTCAAGTGAAACACCCTCTTTATCTGTATACCTCATATCTTCTATACAACCACTATCTCCTCCACCTTCATAATTTATTCTAATACCAGTAACCCCCAGATCCGCTAACTGGATCAAGGTTTGTGTTAATTCTTGTTCTGTCATATTATTTTGTTTTTTTCTTAAAACTTACTTTTATAAAGTACTTTAAAGCATCCCAAAAAGAAGCAGCAATATAAATATTATATAAGTAAATAGTTCTAGGAGCTACAATAAATCCTTTATTTAACTTTTGTGTTTCTAGCCAATGTTCATCTTTATGAATCCAACACAACCAATACTTTTTACTTTTTAATATTACTCTACCCTCTATAGGATATTTTTTAGCATCTGATTGTTCCAAATGCCTATAGTCATAAAATGTTCTCATAATTATTTAAATTTGTAAAACCTACCCAGGATATTTCCATTTAAGAATTCATCACTCTCTAATACACCTCTAACAAACTGAAACTTAGTCTCATAATAAGTAAGTTCCATTTTAGAGAAACATATCTTGAGCATGTATCTTCTAATTTCTATCCCGGCTTTATGTGCATCTTTCAGCACAGCATTGCTACTATAATAGTCTAGATAGGTAAGTTTCTTTTGTATAGTATATTTCTTAGCTCTCTTATCCTGCATAGAAGACAAGGCTTTCTTGCCAAATCTCTTCTTTGTTACAGAATAAAAGTTCTTCTTTCCAATATACCTTACAAGTTTACCGTCTATTATAGCCTGCATCTCATACACAAAACCCTCTGCTCCTTCTGGAATCATGGAGCTTTCAAAGTCTTGTCCTTGGTATGACCATTTACTCATAGTATTGCATTTTTTAGTAATGGTAAGAGATTGTCTCTCACTTTATCTATACCATGTACTTTAATAGCATCTGATAAATCTTTCTCAAGATCAAGAATAACATAATTAAAACCATATTTAGATTTATATTTCTCAGCAGCTTTTATACCAGCCTCATCATTATCAAACAACACACATACTTTCTGATACTTAGGACTAATGTTACTCATTATGTTCTCTGGTATCATAGTATTCTCACTGTCTGGTGCAATTGCTTCTGAATTACTAATCTTTAGTTTCTGATATGCCATCAAATCTTTAAGGGAAGATGTTATAATCAAATAAGGTTTATCAAATACTAATTGTTCTGTACCTTGTATATAATCTCTTACCTTGATAAATTTACTTTCTTTAACCTTTGGCTGATAGATTTTATAGAGTGTCCCGTCTTCTCTAAAATACCCATAGATATAATTACCCTTGATAGTTATACTTGACACAACATCATTTTCATCTGTCTTTGTCATTATATAATATTCTAATGGAACAACATTATATCTAGATAATAATCTAGAACCAATGTGAAATCCCATCCAATATTTTTGATCAAGAGTATTCCAGTGCCGCATCTCATAATCAGTAACCTTAAATTTACTGTGCTGTTTATAAGACCTTATTGTGTTACAACCATTAGTTAAAACATACTGGTTATAGTCTTCAATTATCTTATAACTTGCGGAACCTCTAGTAGATAAATTAAATAGATTTTGGACAAGGCTTATTGCATCACCACCAATACCTGAAGAAAAATCTTTAAACTTGTAGATATTATTTCTGTCAATATAAATACACATAGAAGGTGTCTTCTCCCGTGTATTAAACACTGACTTCATTTTAATATCTTGGCCTGTAAGTTTTTCTGTAAGGTTTAGATAGTGTTCAAATGCCCATTCTCTTGGAACATCAGCTAAATCACATATTAAGTTTTTTGTAGAAATCATAGCAACCCAATTTAGTACATAAGGGGAGCTAGACTAACTCCCCATTATGTAGGAGTTGTTAATCTAAACTAAAGTCAGAAGATGTTTTTCCTGGTGTTGGAAAATCATCATCATCATCACCAAAATTATCTACTGGTTTTACCTCAAGTTTCTTAAGGTGCTTAGCCTCATCATACTTAAGAATTCTATCAGAACCTTCTTCACCATAAGCATACTTATTATTTTCTGCTTTTGGCAACCACATGTCATATGCAGTATAACCAGACTTGTTCTCATATTCTTTACCAGCAACACAGAAGTCTAGATACTTATCTTTAAGTGGAGCATTGTCACTGAAGTTCTTTACAAACTCCTCAATGCTGTTAAATTTATTATCTTGTTCTTCAAACCATTTCATTATACCAGTTGCTTTAGACAAGTTAGCCAAGAACATCATCAAAGATCTATCTCTCTGAATTTTAATCCCAGACTTTGTTTGTCCATCTGCAAATGCATACTGACTAGCTTTCACTCTACCAATCTGACCCTTATACTTTCCTTTGCTTTCATCATCTTTATCAACTAGAAAACCTTCAAATCCATCAATTGGTTCTGTCTCAACATTTAGTATTAAGTGTTTAGCACCATCAATAAATTGAAAGTTTTCTAACACAATACTGTTGATTTTTAGTGAGTGGTTACCCGGTGCAATAGTTTTTGCCATTCCACCACCACCTTCACTTACTAGATCTTTTGTACTTAATCCCATTTTGTTATTGTTTATTATTTATATACTTTTTCCCAGTGAGTCATTAGCTCACCATTTACCATTTCAGAAATTACTATTTCTTCATTTCTTAAGTGCTCAGGTCTTGCACCACAAGTCACTTCTTCATTAGTCTTAAAGCTTAGAATAGTTTGTTCACCTCTTCTAAACATATAACCAATAGCATCTGCATTTGCACAAATTAAAGATTTTATTTTACCTGTCAAATCAATGTTTGCAGACATAACCATCTCACCTTTATCATCTACCTGCTTGTCCTTAATGTGACCAGATAAAATAATTTGGGGTGCTAATGTATCAATAAAATCTAAAACTTGAAAGAATGCTTGCCTAACATATAAGTAACCCGCACCATTTGGTAAAGTTAGAATACTGTCTCCAGAATAATTCTTACCCATTGGTGTTTGTTTATACAAGTTAATTGCAAGCGGCATAACCATATCTTCCAAAGCTGTCACAGTATCAATTGTAACATACTTGTACGGATAGTTAGCTTCTTTAATTGCTTTACCAATCTCTTTGAGCTCTTGTAGATTATTTGCTTTTACTTTAATGGCTTCAACATAGTCTGCACCATTTTCTAAATCAATAATTAAATTACCCTCAAGACCAGCAAATGCACTTGTCTTACCAGTTTTAGGCTTAGAATAGATAATTAATCTTTTAGGATTAACTCTATCAGCTTTTACTTTTTTAGTTGGAAGTACTATACCCATGTTATTTGTTTTTAAGTGCTACTGCAAGTTTCTGAAATCCAGCTGCAATCTCTAATAGAATAGCAGATACATCACCTGAACCTTCTACATCTTTCAGTTTGGGAACAAACTCCTCTTCAAAGTCTGGAAAAACACTTAACTTCTTCTGCTCTACAGGCTCAGTAGTTCTGTTCTTCTCATATTCATTATAAGGAATTTCTTCAGAACCTTTGTTTACACATACCAACTCTGAGGTAGGTATGATATAAGCAGAGTATTCTTCTCCTCTTGAATTTGTAGAAACTTTAACTTCATACTCTTCTTTAAAATAAGGATTGTATCTGCATTTGAATAGTGGTCTTTCCCAATACATTGGGACCATATCTGTTTCCATGCCTTTAGCATCTCTAACAATATCTACCAATTCTACATAAATATCAGAGCCCTTATTTAATTCATTTTCAAATAACTGGATCTGTCTTCCAAATTTACCTTTGCTATAAAAAGCAGTTTTTGCAGTAAATTGGTAACTAGAACCTAGTTTGTCTAGATAACCAGAGTGATGTTCCATCAACTCTTTTTCTTTGTCTTTTCTGTTATACATATTTTAAAATTAATGTGATGATGTAGGTGGTGCATCAATTTCAACAAGTCTCATAACAGTGCTGTCCAACTTGTAAAAGTTCATACCCATGAAACCATTTCTTGATTTTAGTATGTGAAATACCAAAAGATCTGGATCATTAATAATATACTTTTCTGGACCATAGAATTTAATTCTTCTGTTAAAAGGTTTGTTGATACCCAATACTACATCAGCATGTTGTAATAAAGCATCAGAACCATATAAATCAGAGTCAAGAATATAATTTCCATATGTACCATCTTTTGTTCTTTCTATAGTTTCAACATTTCTGTTTAACTGACTGAGAACTAAGAATGCCACAGGAAACTTCTTTTTCATTTCTGTAAGGCCTTCACCTAGTGTATAGAGCATTTCAAACTTATCCTTCTGCCCCTTACCAACTCTAAATAAAGCTGAGTGATCTATAGTGACCAAAGTATTTGTGTATCCCTCTTCTGTTTTATGCTTCTCCATATAAGCATGAATAGTAGCACACATCTCATCCACTGTACATGGATCATACACCACATCTACTAAGTCATACTGTTCTGTGCTATCATAAAAGTCTACACATTTTTGAAAAATACCTCTGTCCACAGGCTTTTCCTTACTCATCAGAGTATTATAATCAGAACCAACATTCATAGACAATTTTCTAATACCATTTGTCTCATCTAGCATCTCAAACTGAAACTTTAATATCCTGAACTTTTGGTCACCATTCAACTTAATGACATCATTAACCAATTGTTCCATAAATAAAGTCTTACCTGTTCCTGGTCTTGCACCAACAACTGTAATAGTTCTCCATTCTAGACCATCACAAAAAGCATTATTAAAATTCACCCAAGCTGTCTTCAATGATTTTAATTCACCATTGTGTCTAGCTTTCATTTTATAGAGTGCTTTTTTAAGAGCGTCTCTTTCACTAACAGCCTTTAGAGGGCTTGCATCATTATACATATTCTATAGATTAATCTTCTTCGGTACCTTCTGTAGAAGGCTTTATTATGTCATATAGATGGTGAGAAATAGTAATTATAGCTTCTATAGCTATATATTTCCAAATACTCATCTCTATAATATAATTGTTAATTATCAAGTACAAGCATGCACTGCCTATAATTGCAATTAACAACTTCTTAAAATTTATGTGTATCAAAATAGTCTTTCTTTAATAAATATTATTTCATCATCTGGTTTGTTTAAAATTATCTCACAATAATCAGCCAAGTCTGAGTCCCAAGTTTTGTCACTGTTTTGCTTTCTAATAAAATATTGAGATGTTCTCATGTACTGATAGTTAATCTCTCTGTATTCCAAAACATATTTCTTTGTTGCTAACAAAACTGTTTCCCAATCATAATCATAAGTTTCAAAGAACCATCTAAATGCATTCTCTAAGTTTTTAGAGTTAGATCTTGCATACTTACCACTGGCAAGTTTAATGCTTGGAAATGTTTCTGAATACTTCTTTACAGAGTCTTCAAAATTGTCCCCCAATAAAAATTTAGATGTTTTTTTCTTTGACTTCTTAAAATATCCGTCAATCTCAGTAGTAAAGATAATACTTTTATCTGTTAATGACAAATCTTCATTTAACCATCCATCAGAAATTAATCTTTTTATCTCTAATTCCTTGTTTACAAAGGAACAAGGAATTATACTTTGTTTTACACAATGTAAAATGTAATAACTATTTGGGGTTATACCCTCTCTTACAAGCTTTAAAAATATATCTTCCATATTACCAATGTATTGTATTACCACTAGACTCTTTTACTATATTTTTTATCTTAACAAAGATATCATTACTGTCCCACTTAGAACCGTTATAAGCAGCAGAAGCCGGATGCTTAACAGTAAACTTATGGTTATTATCTCCAGTAAGTTCAGACCATTCTTCAGCTTTTTTACCCATGTATACGTATACTAGCCCTGTGTTATAATTGTTTAACCAATCTAACAAGTAAGCAGTAAATGGTTTCCAGATATCATAGTGACTACCAATTTTGCCAACTTCTACTGTAAGAGCTGTGTTTAGCATTAGCACACCTTGATTAGACCATCTTGCTAAATCCAGAGGTCTATCATAGAAAGGGTACATCTTCTGTGCTTCATCAAGAATAAATCTTAAAGAAGGTTGTTCTTTCTCAGAGTTACTACAACTAAAAGCTATACCATCAGCAACTCCCAACTGTGGATATGGATCCTGACCTACCATTACTACTTGTAGTTTGTCATATGGACACTCTTCAAATGCCCTAAATACTTGCTTTAATGGTGGAGTAAATCTTTTACCGCTTGTGCTTAATGTGTATAGATTATTTAGAATATCAGTAAACTCAGAACTAAATATAAAAGATTTAAAAATCCTACCCCAACCACTGGGCTCAAGTTGATTAAACAATTTTTGTTTAATCTCATCAATTTCTGGTTCTATTTTCATTTTTTTATTATTTTTGTTAAAACTATTTGTATGTCTAATAAGGTTAAAGAAATTAAAGACAATGCTCTTATTGAGATAAAACTTAATAAGACATTCTATCTAATGTTAAAGAAAACATTATTGTATGTTTTTAAGCAAGAAACTGATAATGATAAAATTACTGAACTTATCAAAAAAGTAACTGATAAAAACTCAGATAATGAAGAACATACTGAACAAGAGTTTGCATTTAAAACTTTATTTCTTTTATTAGCTGAAATTGAAGCTCAAGCTGAAAAAACTAATCAACTTGAAGAAAAAGATCTAGATGAAATAACAAAATCTATGATTAAGCCAGATTAATATTTAAATCTCTTCCAAGTTCAATAGCAGACTCTATTGCCATTGCTAATTCATCCTTACTACATTCTTTAAAAGATTTACAGTACTCAGCACCTCCTCCATCATAACATAGACCAGAGTGCTTTTTTACTATAAATTTCATCTCATCAAATGTATAGCCAGACTCTTTGGCTAATTCTCTAATACATGCATGTATCTTAGCTAATTGTGCTAAACTACCATTGTCTGAAGTTAGTCCCATAAAGACTTCAACTTCCTGACCTTCTTGAAGTTTATCAAGAAATAATTGATAAGAAATCTTTGTGCTTTCATTAATATGCACTAAATTTCCATTCTTCTTTGTAAGTTTGAAACTAAACATATGATTATTTTTTGTATATTATATTGTACTTATGAGTAAAGAACTTAAACCTAACGCCAAGAAAAATACTAAAATTGTTTTAGAATATCTTGAAAAGTTCCCAAATGCACCCAGCAAAACTTTAGCTCGCAAAATATATGAAGAGAACAAAGGTTTCTTTAACACTTTTGAAAATGTTTACATTAGAGTTAGATATTACAGAGGTCAAGCTGGTAATTCTCATAGAAAAAATTTAGGTACTAGAGACTTTCAAAAAGAACTTAAAACTAAAGTTATGAATAATTTTGTATCATTACCATCTTCTCTTACACAAAAAAGAGGAACATTTATATTTCCTACAGGCTGTAAGAAGTTAGGTGTTATTGGTGACTTACACATTCCTTACCATGATGAAGATGCAATAGAAACTGCATGTGACAAGATGGAAGCAGAAGGTGTTGATAGCATCCTAATCAATGGAGACTTACTTGATTTCTATCAGCTTTCTTTTCATGAAAAAGATCCTAGAAAGGTTCATTTTAAGAATGAAATAGAAGCAGGTAAACAGTTCTTTGAATACATGCGCTCAAGATTCCCAGATATTCCTATTTACTTTATACCTGGTAACCATGAGAACAGGTTTGAAAGATATCTTAGAATAAAAGCATCTGAGTTACTTGACATGGATGAATTTAGACTAGATGTAATCTTACATGTTGCAGAGTACAGAATAGAATACATTCCATTTAGAACCAAAGTAGTTTTTGGAGACTTCCTTATAGAGCATGGTGATAAGATTCCTGGAGCAGGTGGTGTAGTACCAGCTAGAACTGCTTTGATGAGACTTAAAACCAACTGCATTATTAATCACTTTCACAAAAGTTCTCAAAGCTCACAAAGAGTTCATGGAGTAAGTCATGCTACAACAATCCGTGCTTATAGCCTTGGATGTCTATGTGAACTAGCACCAGACTACATGGAAATAAATGAATGGAACCATGGCTTTGCTATTCTAACAAAAATTGATAATTTAGTGTCCGTAAATAATTACAAAATAGAAGGCAACACAATTATCTAATGTTTCTACCAATAGTACTAAAAGACAAAGATGGAGAGTATATTGAGCATCTCAACATTACTCATATTACTAGAACCTCATTTGTTAATGTAAGAAATACAGATGCAGGTACTAGAATCCATTTAAGAACAGGAGAAGTTTTAACAACTCCTGTCCCTATGGATATAGTTCAAACTGAAATAGATGATTGTTATAAGTCTGCTGCTGCAATGATTATGTTCAACATACTTGCAGAGAAAGCACAACTTACAAAACTTAGTGGGGATGTTGACCTAGATAACCCTGGGCAACAGCAACCTCTTTCAGATGAAGAATAGAAGCTTTTGTTAGCTTATCTCCATTTACCCAATCAAAGTTATATACACTCCAGCCATCTTGACTCTGATCATTACCAGATGATATTAAACTAAGTCCTGGTAATAAATCTAATACATAATAATAGTAGTCATAACCATTTTGGCTTTCATCATCTAAGACTTCTACTCTATCAAAGCCTAAGTCAATTAATTCTTGTTCTGTCATTTTTCTGCCATTGTTTGTAAGAACACTGTATGATTCAATACTTCAAATGCATATGTATACTCTAGTTCTGCATATGCTTTGTTTTCTTTAGAATATACTCCGTGTTCTTTAATTCTTAAATTTCTAAGGTTCTCTATAGTTAATGTAACCATAGTAAGATTATCTCTATCATCTGACTTCATCATACCTATAAGGTTTCTGATTTCAGTTTCTGAGAGATAATTATACTTCTTTAGCAACATTAACTCAGCCATATATACAAAGGGCCGGAATTCATCCTTCTTGCTACCCTTGTGATACATATACCATAAATAGTTCAGATTACCATCTGCACCATTTGTTATATTGTAATGTTCTTCAGCTATTGCTGCAGATAATTTTTTAAGTTCTTGTGTTTCCATTTTAAAAGATACAAATAATAATACTTCTGGGTCAACTCCAAATCTAAACTTCTGTAGATTATTTAGTGTAACCCAATTTACATCTGCTCCTGAACCCAAAGCGGCTTCTTCTGCAGATATTCTATTGTCAGCTCCATATCTTCTTTTTAACCACTTCATGTTAAAAATTCCACTCATGATTCTGCAAATAATATTTCAACAACTTTTTTAGCTAGATATGCAGAACACTTATATCTAATCTTAAGATAAGATTTGATAGTGTCCTTGTGCATTTTCTTGTAGTCCTTATTATTATCTTTAATATCCTTGACCATCATTTCTATTTTTATACTCATAACTTAAAGATAAAATAAAACCCCCAATCTCTTGGGGGCTAACTCTGTTAATAAACTTGTATCACCTTTTCTTAAAGTTGATATAAGCACTTGCGTTCTTATTAGAATCAAATAGCTTTACATTTCCAGCTAGATCCTTAATAAATGTCCATTTAGTAAAAAACAATAAGAACTTACCTTTCTCTTGCACTGCAAATTTAGTCCCGGCTTGTTCATTCTCTTTTACAATTAATACTCTGTGTCCCTTCCTTTCCTCTCCTTTTCTTAAAATAATCATATGTGTTGGTTTATTTGGTTACTTGTCTAGTTTAATCTGATTCTCATCTAGTATTTCATAAAACTTATTTCTGATTCTTTCTACCATATCCCACTCCTCTTGCTTAAGTTCTTCATACTTCCATAGTGTTCTGAGCTCTTGAGAAATATCCCATAGAGCTGAGTACATCTTGCCACCTTGTACAGCAAAGTCAAACTCTGCTTGGTCCTCTGGTAAATTAAATGTCATTTTAATTTTAGCCATCTTATTCTGATTTAAAAGTTTCGTTGTAGTATTGTTCTGCATTATCAATAATACCATCATCTTCACATCCATTATCCCAAGCATCTATTATCTGCTCCTTCTCCATTGCTTTGGCTTGGTCTATTTGTTCCTGCCATTCACTTGTGTGGTCTCCGCATATCTGCTCAACCAACCAATTTACTGCTGTTTGTTTCATATAAGGGATATTTTTATAGGTTTTTGTCCTTTATCATACAAGTTATGCCGTTTGTTTCATAACTTATAGGCTTAAAATTTTTCAAGTTTTTTAATCTTATAGGTTGACACTACTCTGGTAAGTCTATACCCATAATATCATTTAGTTGTTTCCATATAGCTTCAGCACCATCTCCCCAATAGTAGTCACACTTAAAACTTGTATCAGTTTTTTCATATGGTGGTTCTAGGAAGTATGCTTGCCAATGTTCATCAGGTTTTGCACTAAATCTTTTACATTTTTCTTTTACAGGACATTCAAATCCATGGCACATAGTTATATCTGGCATAATCTATTTTTTATTAATTTGCACTGTATCAACAACTTCTAAAGTTACATAAATAACTCCAGCTTTCAAAAAGTTTAACTTTTTTGCAGCTCCATAACTTAAATCTGCAATAAAATGAGAAGACTTTGGTAGTCTATCATTTACCTTCACATATATAACAGAATCATTTCTTGAGTCTGTTACTTTAAGAAGAGTTCCAAATTTATAAGTCTTGTGTGCACATGTTAAACTATCTGCATGAAATCTTTCTCCGGAAGCAGTTAATCTTCCTGTCCAATGTTGTCCATAGTAGCTTACTCTTCCCTTAGTAACTAAAGGATTAGGATCTACAAAGCTGAACAACACGGCAAATATTAGTAATACTTTCATTTTTGTTTTCTTTGTTCTAAGTAATCTATAGTAAATCCTATAGCTACTATGAGGTTCATACCAAATGACATTAATATCTCATGGATGTCTTCATACACATTTACTGATAGATGTATATGACCTACCATCCAAAATGGTATGGACAAGTTTTGGCTTATCCATACCAATAGATATTTAATAAAGTGTTTCACAATTACTTTTGATTAGACACTGTATTAAAGGCTGCTGTACTGCCTGTCATTTTAAATTCATAGATTTCTGTATCACAAGTAGTGTCATTAACTCTAATTCTCACAACAGAAGCAGCTTTAAAATCAGCTAGAAACTCTGGGTCTGAATTAAGGTCATCTACCATAAATACAGTTTTACGGTTTTCAGACACATTACCTGTTGTAGTATACTTTTGATACTCTCCATTAACTAGAAAAGAAATATCTACACTAACAGATTCATCACAGATGTATACTCCACCCATATAGAATGCAATTCCATTATAATTTTCTAATTTAAGATATGCATCTTGACCATCTTGTGTATATGCTATGTAATATGGAGTATCAAATCCATTGTCAATCTTTTTACTTATCCATTGTGAAAAAGATGTAGTTGTAAATAATGTAACTGTTACTAAGACTAATAATAATTTTTTCATTTTTTTAATTTTATCGGTTTAACATTGATTTTAATAACTCTAAATCAGTTTTAATTTCATCTATGTTATATTTTTCATATTTATACAACTGAGATGTTAATTTAATCTTAGTACCTTTTTTAACGGCATATAACTGACCATCTCTTTGTACTTTCATAGATAATTGATATGTTCCATCTTCCTTATTCTCTAAGTTAGCCAGCTCAGTATAAAAATTTACTAAACCATCTATTCTTTGAAAAATAGTAACCTGAAAATATCCTTGTTGAATAGCTGGATAGTCATAACCATATCTTAGAATTCTACAATAATAAGTAGCAGTACCATCACTTGACGGTATTATTTCATAAATTGCAGTTAATAAATGTAAGTATGATTTCTCTTTGGGTTCTACTCTAACCTGTGACATACATGTTCCTGATACCACTAATAATAAACTTAATAATAAACTTTTCATTTTTTTGATTTTTTAATTGTTCTCTTCTCTTCTGATGGGCTCTCCTTCAGAATCTTTTGCAGTCTCTCCCAGATCTGTTTGTTTATTAGATTGTAATCTGGTTCTTTCTTGCGCTCTTTCATACTCTTTCCAATTATAGATGTTTAACTCTTTCATTCTTATTAAGTCTGCAAGAGTCATATCTTCTGGTATACCGTCATTATCATTCATTAACTGAATATATGCCTCTTTCATTCTTCCCATGTTCTTTGAAAATTTTAGTTAATTCTTCTTTTGTCATCCTACTTGGCATTTTTTCTAATACTCTCCAATCAAAGTTACCTGTTATAATAACTTTTGTTTCTTCTTCACCAAGATGTTGAATCTCAAAACCAAATTTACCATCACTTATTTTTTCATTTTTTAATAACTCATGTATTGGATTAATTTCAGTTAGATAGTTCATATCTTTTACTTTCCACCAATAATCATGTAGCTTAAGTCCGTGAATAACAGTTGAATGGTCTTTACCAAAAAACTTACCGGTCATACTACAAGTAAGAAATCTTCTTGATGTTAGTACATGATACAAGTAATATCTTTTGTAGACTATACCTCGTTTTCTAGTTTTGGTTGAAAGATTAAATTTCTCAATGATATCTACAATGTCTTTGTTTGCAACTTTATAAAGTGCCAAAACATCATTTCCCATAAAATTTAAATTAGTTCTAAATCAGCTTCTTTAACTGTTTCTTTAGTTTCTTCAAATGCTTGTGATAGTAAATCAATTGGTAAGAATCTTTCTGCGTCATATAGCTCATAAGGAAAAGAGCTAGTAGATAACTTAACTTCCTTTAATAACACACCAAACTTATTTTCTTGCAATCCCATTCTAACAACTCTGGTAATAGTATAAACTTCACCTTCTATAAGCCACTCACTATCAGGCACTTTACTTGGTCTATTTGAAGCATCAATGCATATTGCTCTCATACTGTTCTACTGATGTTTTGAGCTCTAAATTACGCAAAGATTCTGAAATCTCAAGCATTTGTAAGAGATCTCCAGATTTTATAGTGCATTTACCCATCTCATGTGCAAGCAAAGCACACTGCTCTGCCTGCGTTGGATGGTGCTCACAAAATCTTATAAGACAAGCCATTACATATGTAAATGTGTTTTTCTTGTCATTATGCAAAATAAGTTTATGTGTCTTAACATCTTCCATATATTAAATATAAGAATTATGTAGTTTGTAAACTGTAGTTTCTCCACACTATTTTACTTTGGTTAAAGTCTTCTAAAGCATCCTTGACCCATTTCTCATCAACTGTGTTTACATAACATAGTATGTGCACAATAGCTTTGTCATCTGGATTTAAACGCAAAAGTCTTCCTATTCTTTGACTAGCCTTACGCTCATTACCATATGCATGCATAATAATACCTTGTTTTAAACCTGGTATGTTTACACCTTCATTTAATTGCAATACACATGAAAGTTTATTTATCTTACCATTTTTAAAATCAAGCAGATTCTCTTCAGAATCTTGATTATTACTATGATAGCTATGTGTACACATTCTATCAGCTTGTTCTTGGGTATTAGCAAATACAATACACTTGCTTGTTATACTGTTTAACAAAGCTTTTGCATATTTCTCTTTACTTGGATACTCCATCATAGCTTTCATTCTCATTACTCTAAGTATATGAGGTTGCCCTGATCCTGTATCAATCCTTGTACCCCAATAACCATAGTTCTGCAACTCAGATGTAAGGAAACTTCCTTTCTGTGTTGATACTTTATAGTTCTTTGCAGTATCAAGATTAATCTCATGCACAATTATCTGATAATCATTGATAATACCTGATTCTATTGCATCATCTGCCTTAAAAGTATAGACAACTGGACAATATTCAGATACTAATCTACCTTTCTCAGATGTTTTATGCTTAGGTGGAGTACCGGTTAAACCCAGTACTCTACCTGCATAATTATTAAGAAAAGATCTGTGACTATCTAATAAACTGTGAACTTCATCAAAGTAAACTGCATCATATTCACCAGGATTATGTTTGTTTAAGCTGAGATAAGTGGTAAACTTAGCATTTTCCAATACTTTGCTTAATCCAAATTTCTCAGCTTCATATCTCCATGAGCTAATGATAGACAGTTTGGGGGCAACAATCAAAATACTTTGTAATGGAGAATAATGTTTCTCCATATGCTTTAAGCCAACAAGAGTCTTACCTACACCTGTACCAAGTACAATTGTGCATCTTTGTTTACCCTCACTAGCCTTTAATGCTTCATCTTGTATTTCTTGTCTTTCCATCTTCAATAATTGAATTATACCCACATAATTTAATGATCATACCCTCTGTATAACCATGTTTAGATGTAAAAAAAATACATCCATCACCATTATCCTTTATTGCATCCGTATAATACCTATAACCATAGTTGTCAGTAATGTAATACTTTGCTTTTGGTTCTGGATTACAGCTAAATAAAAGTAATAATGCTAATAATGGTAATAGCTTCATTTTGGTAAATTAAATATTTTACGTCTAATGTAAGTAGCAGTTTCTTCTCCATTCATCATAAGCTTTACAGTCTTAAGATGTTTTTCAAGATTAGTAATTACTTTCTGATGGTTATAATTACCATAGGCCTGTAAGAATGCTGTAAGAAACTGAAACTTTACTGATCGCTCAGCCATACCAATCTTTAAGAAAATATCATTAAATGCTTTACACATATCTTCTGCATTTGGATTGGTAATTTTAAAATCACCTGTTTTAATGCTTTGTGAACTACTTCTTAAACCCGCATTATTAACACCAATTGCAGCTAACATAGTTATTTCTATGTCATACATGTTCTTCCACTTGAATAACTTCATGTAGTCTGGCTGGATCATTTTCCATGCATTAATGTAATTCATTAAATCCCAAGACTTAGATGAGTTATTAAGATATGCCATCTTTTCAATTAAATCTTGTTCTGATTCTACAGTAATATCAATGTAAGGAATTGGTTTTCCTTCTCTTTCTAATGCTGTAGCAAGATGTTGACCGTCAATAATGTATCTTTTCTTTTCACCCTCTATTATATCAGTAGTTGTTGTAATAACACATCTTAGCACACCCATTTTACGGATACTAGCAATCATCTTTTGTACATGTTTGCTA